ATAATTGAAAGAATCATTTTTTGCAGAGTGTATAGAAATAGTGAGCCCGATTTTCACAGGCTTGTGTATGTTGGTAACCAATATCCACCAGGCCGATGAAGACCACGGCGGACATCAAGTAGGCAAAAAATCGTGTGTTTGTCATGTGTGTGTGGTAGTGGGGGGATTTGATCCCCCCGTGGACTTAACTGTTCTTAAGAATCCTCTCTGCGAGTTGTTTCTTGGAACGCTTGGACTTGGTGCCGGCCATCTCCATCAGCTCCCGCTGTGTGTAGGCGGCCATCAGGGCCTCTACTGTAAGAGGCGCCTTATGGACGGTGGCCTTGACGACGGGCTTAGGTGCCGGTGGAGCGGCTGCAGCGGCCTGAATCTGTTCCCTGATCACCCGAGGGATCTCGGGCAGCCGGGAGAACGGAGCCGGTTCAGCTGGAGCGGCTGGCGCCGGTGGAGCTGGAGCGTCTGGCTGATCGAATCGCCAATCGTCCCCAATCCATGCGGCGTGAGCAGCGGCCACGGTGGTGGTAATACGTGTGTACCACTGGCGAATCATGACGCCTAGGGTATACACGAACACCACAGCTGGAACGATCGCACGGGCGATCTCTTCCATCCGTGTGCCAATCTCAGAATTGGTCAGAATCTTCATTTGTCTAGGTGCGGAATAGTTTGTTTGTACTACCGGCGCAGGGCAAGCCCTTCTTCGTTCCGGTAGTACGTTTTTACTACCGGCGCAGCGCAAGCACTTCTTCGTTCCGGTAGTATATTTGTACTAGAGGAGGAGAGTTTGCTAACTCTCTGCCTCCTCCTGTACAATATTATTATAACAGATTTTTTCTGCCTCCTGCCTCCTCACTGTGCTACTTTGTAGATTGTCACAGTGACAGTGGGGGCACTGGCACAGGGGAGGGGTAGCAATAGTACAGGCGTACTACGGGGCGCAGGGAACCTACAGGTATATTTGAAACATCAACTACTCTAGCACACGGGGGTAGGGGTTCAACCCTCAGAATCGCTGGAACGAGCCCCCAAAAAATAATATGCTACAATAAACACTACTGTGATACATCCCCAGTGAGTTACCGTCATCCCCGCTACCACAGCCAAAGAACGCTGTCGCTCGAAGCCGCGGCAATCATCCTGGGCATGTTTTTCATGGCCCCAATCATGCTCCTATTGATCGTCACAGCAGTAAATTCCGCCCCAATCGTCCGAAAAGGCCAGTTTTGCCCAGTCCATTACTACAGAACAGGCGAATACTGCACTCCAACCAAGTCCACAACCCCCTCCGCCGTCCGCATCATCGACGAAACCTGCCCAATAGGCACCTACACTCAATCTGACTACTGTATAACCGCCCAATAATGGCTGGAACGTCTGATTTAAGCCTCCGCCACGCCCAGGGGGAGGTATTTAGCAGCAAAACCCGCTTCCGAGTCTTGGTCGCGGGCCGCCGTTTCGGCAAATCCTACCTTTCCTGCATCGAACTCCTCCGCGCCGCCATCGACCGACCCGGCGAGGTGTACTTTTATTGCGCGCCCACCTACCGAATGGCGAAAGACATCGCCTGGAAAACCCTCAAATCCCTAGTTCCCCAACCCTGGATCGCCTCTAAAAACGAATCCGACCTCAAAATCGAGCTCCGCAACGGCTCCACCATCGAACTAAAGGGCACCGAAAACGCCATGGCCCTCCGCGGCCGCTCTCTCGGTGGAGTGGTCCTCGACGAAGCCGCCTTCATGGACTCAGCGGTCTGGTTCGAAGTGCTCCGCCCCGCCCTAGCCGACAAACAGGGCTGGGCATTATTCATATCTACCCCCGAAGGCACCGCCTCCTGGTTTTATGACCTATGGAACTACGCCGCCGAAGACAAACACTGGGCCCGCTGGTCCTACACCACCATCCAAGGCGGCAACGTCCCACCCGAAGAAGTGGAAGCAGCACGTAGCCAACTTGACCCACGAACATTCCGTCAAGAATTTGAAGCTAGCTTCGAGAACCTATCCGGCCTAGTCGCCATCAACTTCAGCGAAGAAAACATCTCCAAAGAAGTAAAAGACATCCCGGCCCTAACCCTCCACCTCGGCCTCGACTTCAACGTCGACAACATGTCCTGCGTCTGCGCCGTAAAAGTCGACGACGAACTCCACATCTTCGACGAAATCATGATGGTCAACGCCACCACCTGGGACATGGCCGACGAACTCAACCACCGCTTCACCCTGGAGCGCAAAAAAGACATCTGCCCCGATCCCACTGGAGCGGCCCGAAAAACCGCTGGAGTCGGCCTAACAGACCACGCAATCCTACGCAAAGCCGGAATCAAAGTATCCACCCCAAAATCCCCCTGGAAAATCCGGGACAAGGTGAATTGCGTCAACACGGCAATCCTCGACGGCAACCAAGTCCGCCGCCTAAAAATCCATCCCCGCTGCCGCGAAACCATCAAATCTCTCCGCACCCTGGTCTACGACGACAACGGCCTCCCCAACAAAAAGCTCGGCGTCGACCACATGTTTGACGCCCTGGGCTACCTCTGCCTAATGAAATTCAATCTAAATAGCTACGGTAAACTAGGTACAACAAGTTACCGCGTCTGGTAAATAGTGGCATTTCCTACCCCCGTCAATGCAGTCAGAGCTGACGGCTGGCTGGGCAACCCCTACTACCAAAGCAACGGCCCAACCAACACACCCTTCGTCCGCGACGGCCAAGTCCACGCGATGACCCCGGACTGGAACACCATGGCCGCCGTAACCATGGGCTCCGACTACATAAAAAACCTCCACGACCGCTACCTCCCCCAAGAACCCCGCGAAGACGAAGATGCCTACCTGGGGCGCATCTACCGCAGCGTCTTATCACCCTTCTGCCTCCGCCTAATCGAAAACGCGGCCGGTCTAGTCCTACGCCGCCCCATCCAAATCGACGGCGACGACTACTGGAAAGATTTCAGCGATAACGTCGACGGCCTCGGCTCCTCCATCAACGAATACGCCCGCCGCGCCCTAGTCAGCAGCCTCACCTACGGCCACTCCGCCATCCTGGTCGACTTCCCCTCCGACCCCGGCATCATCACCCTCCGCGACGAAATCCAGCTGGGACGTCGCCCCTACTTCATCAACATCGACGCACCCCAAATCTGGGGCTGGCGCCAAGAATCCACCCTCCCCAGCAGCAAACTAACCCAAGTCCGCCTCCACGAATGGGTCTGCCTCCCCGAAGGCGACTTCGGCGAAAAGCGCGAGGAACAAATCCGCGTCATCTACCCGGGCCGCTACGAAACCTGGAACACCGAGGGCCTAATCTCCTCCGGCACCTTCTCCCTAGACCGCATCCCCCTAATCCCGATCTACAGCAACCGCCTGGGCATGCTCACCAGCAAACCCCCACTCGTAGACATCGCCTCCCTCAACATCACCCACTACCAACGGCAAGCCGACCTAATCAACGCGCTCCACATCGCCGCAATGCCCATCCTCGTCCTCGAAGGCTGGGACGACCAACCCGAAGGCACCTCAGTAGGAGTCAACTACGGATTATCCACAATTCCAGGCAACAAGGTCTACTACGTAGGCACCGACGCAAGCAGTTTTACAGCCCAACAAGAAGAAATCAATCAATTAGAGCACCAAATGTCCAGCCTCGGAGTAACAAAACTCCTCGGCCAAAAATTCGTGGCCGAATCCGCCGACGCCAAACGAATCGACCAAGCCCAAGCCAATTCCATCCTCTCCATCATCTCAATGGAGCTGGAATCCGCCCTCCAACAGGCTTACAACGTCGCCGCAATTTACACAAACCGCCCCAGCCCCAAAGTAATCCTGGATCGCGACTTCGACTTCTACCGCCTCATCGGCCAAGACATATCGGTCATCAACGAACTCAACGAACGCGGTGCAATCACCGACATGACCTTCCTCGAAATCCTCAAATCCGGCGAAATATTACCCGATACAATAGATCTGAACAAAGAGCTACGGGAAACCAAAGCCCTCAAAAAACGAAAACGCAATGAGTTGTTGGATGCCGAGCAACAGTCAGGAAGCGTGGTTCCCCCAACTACGAATCCAACGCCTGGAGCGCGAGACCGCCCAAATCGCAGCCAAGAAAGAGGCCGCGCAACGTAAGGCCCGCGCCAAGCGCAAACCCGAACCTGCCGAACCCTCTTCAATCGAACCCGCCCTCTTCTAACCAATGAACTCCGTCGTTTCCGCCGCCATAATCGAGGGCAACCTGATCATCGGCCTAAGCGACGGCTCGGTCATCAACTGCGGCTTCGTCCAAGGCCCCCAAGGTCTAACCGGACCCCAAGGCCCAATGGGCGCCACGGGCGACAACGGCCTCAACGGCAACACCATCCACACAATCGCTGGAACGCCCGGCAACGAAATGGGCACCGATGGCGATTATGCCATCGACAACATCAACTGGCGAATTTACGGCCCAAAAGCAGGCGGCGTCTGGGGGCCAAGGAAATGCTCCCCGGCCCCGAAAACTTCCTCGAAAACGGCCGTTCCGCCGCCAGCGGAGGCGGCTCCATGGGCGGTTCCGGCAGCAGCAGTGGTGGTGGTGGCGCACTCACCTACACCAACGGCGTCTTCCTAACAAACGACGAAAAGACCCTACTAAATTCCACCGCCCAATACAAAACCCTCCCCAACGCACCCGCTGGAGCGACGGCCCAAAAGGACGTCAACATGTGGAACTATGGCGCCATTCTCGACAACATCGACGCCTTAATCCCCGTCGCCACAGGTCTAGTCCCACCAACACCCCTACCCGGCTTCAGTGAGGTTTACGACGGCCGCCTGTGGTTCGACAGCAACCCGACAGAACTAACCCTAAAAATCTATAACAACGGCGCCTGGGTAGTTGCCACCCCACCGGTCGACCTAACCAGCATCGAGAACGATATTGACACGATCAACAACACAATCACAGACGCCCTAGTCGTCCAAGCCGACCTCGAAGCCCGTGTCACCGCTGGCGAAGCAGAGCAAGCCACAATCCAGGCCGAACAAACCGCCCAAAACACCCAAATCAGCGACCTCGGCAGCAAAGTAACCGTCCTCGAAAACACCAGCCTCGACCACACCAACGACATCAACGACCTCGAAAACAAGGTCGACGCCCTCCAAGGCGACTCCCTAAGCGGCACCTGGGCCGTAACCCTCACCGGCAACACCCGCCCCGGCAAAGTCCTCCTCTACAAAGACGGCTTCCAAGGCGGCGTCACAGCCTGGAGCGACGTCAAATACCTCGGTTTCTCCGCAGAAGATGCGGGCGGCGTCACCCACGACTTTTCCGACGTCGTAATCGACGAATACATCCGTTTCACCGCCAGCCTAGGCGAAGCAAACGCCTGTACCTTCAAAGTCACCGACAACTCCGGTGGCAACGGAATATTCGGAGTCGTAATCAGCGTCGAAAAGGGCGCCCCAGTCGACGGCGAAGTCCACAGAGTCGAATTCCTCCCACCCTTCGACCCCAGCCAATACGCCACCAACGATTACGTCGACTCCCAAGACGACCTAAAGCTGAATATGACCGGCGGCGATATGACCGGCGCCCTCAAATTTTTGGTAGCCACAACCACGACCAGTGCGCTGGAGATAAGAGACCCAAACGACACCACCACCGCAGCCAGGCCCTGGGTGTTCTGGTGTCCCGGAGGCGCTGGCACCCAAAACAAATACGTGGGGCGCAACAACACCGACCACTGGTTCCAGGTCTACGACGCAGCTGACGCCAACCCCGTCACCACAGCCAAATTCGGCTATAAGGACGTCGAGCTCAGCGGCAATACCAACGTCACCTACGGCATCACAGATGCCCATTACTTAAAGGGGCGAGTTCTCA